TTCCATAGGAACTTCAACAGGACGCCTAGTGCGCTCTGCCCAAGTTCTCATGAAGTCAAGCTCCTTCTTGACCTCTTTACTGTAGGATACACCAAATTTGGATAAGGTGTAACGAAACCATCCTCCTAACATGGTTTTCTTACGTTCATGCACAGCTTTAGGTCCTTGGACTGAGGCTCGTTGGTAGTCGACCAACCTAACGTCATTTAGCCCCCCTGCTCTGAACACCTTATCTGGGTGTGGTGTGAAGTAAAATGTGACTGCCCGCTCCACTGCATATGGCACCTCAACATCCGGATACATAGGATATGTCTTCTTAAGGTTCTTGAGTGTTTCCTCCCTCGCCTGCCTCAACGTCAGTGGAGTGTAATCCACGTAACCCCTAAAAGACATGTACAACCTAGCAACTAGGTGTTTATCCATATCCGTCTCCTCCCGCTCCCTTTCTACCATGAGAGTGATCAGATCATCTCCAGTGTGTTTTCTAAGCTCCTCAGGATCAACAAACTCCCTAGTTGCTGTCCATATCTTTCCCCCTAAAACACGCCCTTTGATCAACGTCTCCCTGATTGTCCTCTTGATAGACTCACCACGCTTTCGCGTGGTTGAAGAACTAATCAACTTTTCCCCTACAACAGTCGATTCTTCATGACCCACAGCCTCCTCTTGCTGTGTCTCATTGACAATGGTCTCCTCAACCACCATTGTTTGTCCCTCCGGACCTCGAGCCTCTTGCTCCCCTTGTAGGACCACAACATCATCATCTCTCCACGTCTCGAAGATGGGTGTGTGTTCCTCAGATTGCGTGCTCATAAACCACGGATCTGACCGTTTCCATTCTTCTACTTGTTTCTCGTAGATAGAACAGGTTAAAATGTCTATGTCTCTTCCACGACTAGGGCCGCAAAAGATACAAGGACACCTCATGGTACGGTTTCCACCATGGAGATAATAAGTATTTATACCACCGCTATATGCAACATACTCATCATTCTCGTCAGTACCAATATCCCTATGACCATATGTGATACAGTCACGACAAAGATCCAAGGGGCCAAAGACCTGTTTTCTCTTCCTTTTGTCGACCCCGTTGTGAGGGTGACGGGGTATGGTACCCAGTGATGGTTTGGGTTTAACCATCCTTTCTCAGTGTACAACTCTTAAATTAAAACCTTTGATAACTCTTCTTAAGCACTGAGGGCTA